CCTCTGGCAACACGACTCACGCTCGCCGATCGGCAACGTCATCGCCGCGAAGACGACCAAGGACGGCATCGAGATCAAGGCGCAGATCGCCAAGGTCGCCGAGCCGGGGATGCTGAAGGACCGCCTCGACATGGCGTGGCAGAGCATGCGCGAAGGGCTCGTCACCGGCCTGTCGATCGGCTTCCGGTCGCTCGAGGAGACCTACGACAAGGTGACTGGCGGCTTCAGGTTCATCCGCTGGGCGTGGGTCGAATTGTCCGCCGTGACGATCCCTGCGAACGCCGACTGCACCATCCAGATGATTCGTTCACTCGACGTCGGCCCAGCCGCGCCCGGCCGCCCGCGCGTCGTTCGTCAAACGTCCGGCGCCGCGGACCGTCCCAAACCAACCATGAAGAAAACTTTTACGGAACAGATCAAGATCTGGGAAGCCGAGCGCCAGGCGAAGGCCGCTCGGATGGACGAGTTGCTCGCCAAGTCGAGCGACGAGGGCGTCACACTCGCGGCTGAGGAGCAGGACGAGCACGACCAGCTCGAGGGCGAGGTCAAGGAGATCGACAAGCAGCTCGTGCGGCTCCGCGCGGCGGAAGAGCGCGCGAAGCAGACGGCGCGGCCGATCGACGGCACGACGCCGGACGCCGCGGAAGCATCGCGCGCGCCGACGCGGACCGCGCCGCTGCACCTCACGGTCACTTCCCGTCAGCTCGAGCCTGGTGTGATGTTCGCCCGGTACGCAATGTGCGTGGGCATGGCCCGCGGCAACGAGTACGAGGCGCGCGAAATCGCCAAACGCAACTACGGCGATACCGCGCCCGAATTGATCAAGATGATCGACTACCAGATGATGGACCCGATCCAGCGGCAGGCGCTCCAGCAGCGCGCCGCGGTCGGGGGCGCCGCGACGACCGTCAGCGGGTGGGCGTCGGAACTCGTCCCGTACAACATCATGGACGACTTCATCAACTTCCTGCGGCCGCAGACGATCCTCGGGAAGTTTGGGACCAACGTCGCCGGCGTCCAGATCCCGGCACTCCGGAAGGTGCCGTTCAACACGCGCGTCACGGGTTTCTCGGCCGGGCTCACGGCGAGCTGGGTTGGAGAAGGTTTGCCGGCACTGCTGTCGAAGGCGACCAGCTTCACGACCTCCCTCACGTGGTCGAAGCTCGCGGCGCTCGCGGTCCTGACGAAGGAAGAGATCCGGTTCTCTAATCCGAACGCTGAGCTCAAGGTGCGCGACGACATCGCGGCCGCGCTCATCGCGAAGATGGACAAGGACCTCATCGACCCGTCGAAGAACGCGGTCGCCAACGTCTCGCCGGCGTCGATCACGAACCAGACGACGCCGATCCTGACAACCGGCGCGACGTCGACGCAGTTACGCACGGACTTGACGACGCTGCTCGCGACATTCACGACGCTGAACTTCTCGGTCGATGACATGGTGCTGATCATGTCCACGATCGACGCGCTGAACATCTCGCTGATGGTCAGCTCGCTCGGCGTGCCGCTGTTCCCCGGCCTGACGATGGCGGGTGGGCTCCTCGTCGGCATTCCGGTCATCACGACGACAGCGATGGTCAACATTGGGTCGCCGATCTCGAACATCATCGTTGCGGTCAAGGCTGGCGACATCTACCTGGCCGACGACGGCGTGGTCACGGTGGACGTGAGCGATCAGGCGTCGGTGGAAATGGTCGACGCGTCCTCACAGAGCGGCGTGACCGGCACGGGCGCCAGTTTGGTGAGCTTCTGGCAGTCGGGTCTCGTCGGCCTGAAGGCGACACGCGAGGTGAACTGGAAGCTCCGTCGCACGGGCGCGGCGCGCTACATCTACAACGTCGCCTACAAGGCGTAGTCGACGGAAACCGCATCGGGCGCCCGGCCGCGTCTGGCTGGGCGCCCGGCGACACACCGTTACCCTGCGCCGGGGGGAACATCAGTGGCCTACGACAACTACACGCCTCGGACCGTCCGCGCCCTCAAGGAGTGCCCGCAAGGGCAGCGGCCCGGTGACGTCTTCACTGTGACCCAGGATGTCGCCGACGTGCTCACGCATCCGGACGTCGCCTGCGTCGAGTACGCGGATGAGCCGGTCGCCGTAGCTCCGCGCCACAAGCCTGAACCGGGCCGTCATCTGCGCCGCGACCAGCGAGCCGAAGAGTGACGCTCCGCGACCGTCTCCGCGCGTTCGCCGGCCGCCCGACGACGGCGCTGACGAAGGCGCTCGGCGACGACTACATTACGCATCTCCCATCGGCCGGCTGGTGGCCAGTCATCCGAGAGAGCTTCGCCGGCGCGTGGCAGCGCTCGATCGCGATGCCGCTCGAGGACTGCGCCGCGCACCCGACGTTCTGGGCGTGTGTGACACTGATCGCCGGCGACGTCGCAAAGTGCTGTCCGTGCCTGATGCAGGAGTCGGCCGACGGCATCGACGTCGAGGTTGAGATCCCGGTCTACTCGTCAGTGCTGCGGCGGCCGAACCACTATCAGAACCGCATCCAGTTCATCATGTATTGGATCATGTCGAAGCTCCTGCGCGGGAACGCCTACGCGCTGAAGGCGCGCGACAACCGGAACGCCGTCTCAGACCTCTACATGCTCGACCCGATGCGCGTTCGTCCGATGGTGACGCCGGACGGCGCCGTCTACTATTCGCTGCAGCAGGACGTGCTGGCCGGCGTCGAGGTCGAGTCGCTGCTCGTGCCGGCGAGCGAGATCATCCATGACCCGATGTATACGCTCTACCACCCGCTCTCCGGCCTCTCGCCGACCTATGCGTGCGCGGCGACGACGTCGCAAGGCCTGACGATCATTCACAACGCGACGCGTCTGTTCAAGCGCGGTTCGCAGATCGGCGGGCTGATCGTCGCGCCGGGCATGATCAGCGAGCAGTCGGCGAAGCGCCTCGAGAAGCACTGGCAGGAGAACTACGCCGGCGAGGAGAACGTCGGGAAGGTCGCCGTGCTCGGCGACGGTTTGAAGTTCGAGACGCCGAAGATTATGTCGAACGTGGACGCGCAGCTCATCGAGCAGCTCCGCTGGGACGACGAGAAGATCTGCTCGGCGTTCCACGTGCCGCCGTTCAAGGTCGGCGTCGGGCCACTCCCGAGCTACAACAACGTCGAGGCGCTCGATCTCATCTACTACAGCTCATGTCTCCAGTTGCTCATCGAGTCGCTCGAGCTCTGCCTGACGGAGGGACTCGAGCTGAAGAGCGGCTACGAGGTCGAACTCGACATCTCGGCGCTTGACCGGATGGACTCCGTCCAGCGGATGGAGGTTGCCGTGAAGGGCGTCACGGGCGGCATCCTGAAGCCGGACGAGGGTCGGAAGCGGTTCAACCTGGCGAAGGTGCCCGGCGGCGATCAGGTCTACATGCAGAAGCAGAACTGGCCGCTCACGAAGCTCGGCACGAATTCGGCGCCGCCTGCGCCGTCGGTGCCGCCCGGAGACACCGCGAAGCCGATGTCGCCTGCTATGCCGCCTCCGGCGAAGGGTCTCGACATGGCCGATCTCGACATCACGGAGATCGGTTGCCTCCTTGAGATCCAGAGCTACAACATTACGGAGATGGGCGCGTGAACGAAGAGGATCGCCTGAAGGACATCATCGTCACGGTCGTGAAGGCTGCTGCGTCCCCGCTCTGGACGCGCCTGCGGGCCGTGGAGGCGCGGGCCGCGGTGCCTGGACCTCAGGGGCTCCCAGGTCCGTCGGGCACGCCTGGGACTGACGGCGCCGCCGGCAGAGATGGCGTCTTCGATGCCGCGAGTCTCGCGTCCATCGAGGCGCACGTCTGCTCGAGGATCGACGGACTCGTCGGATCGGCGACAGCGACGCTGGGTATGCTGGATGAGCGCATCAACCGACTCGACACGAGCGTCCACGATATGGAAGTCCAGCGTGCCGGGGCGCAGCTCGACCCGGCGGAGATCGCGGCGACATGCGAGGGGCTGCTGCGGAGCGCGCTGGCATCCACGCGCCGCCCGTCCGGCCGCCGCCAGCGAGGGCTGCATGTCTGAGCCATCGAAGATCCAGAGTGGTGAATAAGCGACCGTCACTCGCGGACCTTTCCGCGAAACTCGACAAACTGATCAAACAAGGGGCACACATGGCAGACACTCTCAATCAGAAGATCGACAAGCTGACGACTGACGTGGCGACGCTCACGACGGCGGTCGCGTCCGTGAAGACGGACGTCGACGCGGTCGGCCTCAATGTGGCGGCGATCGGGCCGTCCGTTGCGGCGGCGAAGACGGACCTCGACGGTCTTTCGGCACAGATCGCGGCGCTCAAGGCGGGGAACATCACCGATCCGGCGACGCTCGCCAAACTCGACGCGCTTGATGCGTCGGTCACGTCGCTCGGGACCGGACTTGGTGCCATTGACACGGCGGCGCAGGCGGCGAGCGCATCGGCGACGTCCGCGAAGTCGACGCTCGATGCGGCCGTCGTCGCCAACACTCCGCCAGCATAGTCATGAAGACAGGGCGCGCGTGGGTCTTCGCGTTGCTGACGTGGCTACTGCTCCCTGCAGCCGCGTCGGCCGCGCCACGTCTCTCTCAGGGGCCGCTGCCGAACACGGTGACGCTCGCGTGGGACGCCAACCCGCAGGCCGATGGTGTCACCGGCTACCGCGTGTGGTACGGCACGGCGTCGGGCGAGGAGTTGACCGTCGTGGATGCCGGGAACGTGCTCACCTGGACGTCGGCATCTCTCACGCCTGCGACGTATTACTTCGTCGTCACCGCCTACAGTCCAACGGTGGAGAGCGGGCCGAGCGCTGAGGTGTCGACGCCAGTGCCGCAGGTGACCGATCCGTGCGCTTGCCCTCTTGGCTCAGCTTGCGTAAGCATCTTCATCACGAAGCTGGAGGACACGACCGGGAACGTTGGCTCGCAGGCGCGGCTCAACTTCCAGCTCGGGTCGCCTGGTGCGCCGATCACGTCGCTGACGGTGAGCGTGAACGGCGTCACGCAGACCCCGAACGCCGGCACGAATTTGAACAACATCGGCGGGATCTGGTTCACGACGCCGGCGACGGCAGGCACGTTTCCGGTGACGCTGACGGCGCTGAATTCGTCCGGCTGCTCGACGACGGCCGCGAAGGACGCGCTCGGTAATCCGCTGACGGTGACGGTGAAGTGAACATGGGGCGCCGATTCTTTTCCAGCACGCTCAAGCGCGCGCCTGTCGTTCGGCGATTGGCCGTGCAGAGAATCAGCGACACGCGCCCAGACCGGACGATTCCAGCGCCTCCCTATACGTGCTGTCCGCACTGCGGAAACTGCATCGGGGTCTCAGGTATTCAGCCAGCGATTGTGCGGTTCAACGGCGAGATCTTCCACGCTAGGGGATGTTTCCCTCGGTGGATTGCCAACAGGCCGCCCGGTCACGCGATCCAGCCTGACGGCTTCCCGCGCGCCGCGTGGAAGGTGGCCTAGATGACGAACGCACGACACTTGACCGGCTTCGAATTCATATCGATCGTGGACGAGCCGCAGCTCGTGCGCGTCCGGCAGGGCGAGACCGTCATCCTGGAATTCATGGTCACGGACTGGGTGGGTGTGTTCGTGCCCACGCATCCGCCAATCTTCCACGACGATGAGGAACTCACGATCGAGGGCCGTGGCCTCGGCCGTCCCTACTGGGACCAGGCGCCGCCGTGGGCGGGCGGGACGTTCGACGCGACCGCGGAAGCCGCACGCATCGAGCAAATTCGGCGCGCAGCGCTGGAGATGGATCGGCGCGGCGGCTCGATCCTGGCGATGCAGTAGGAGCGGATCCATGGTCAAAAAGCTCGAAGCCGTCCCGTTTGTCACCGTGCCCGTTGGGTGGATGCGCTGCGTGGCCTGTAGCGACTACCAGCAACGGCCCGGGACGATGTGGCTGGGCTACAACTTTCGCACGCACGAGGACGATGTCATCGTCTGTCCCGTGTGCCAGGGCACCGGGCAGGTGCCGCGCTTCAAATATCTCGACGCCCGGACCGGACAGGAGATCGACTACGACCGACCCGGGCAGCGGTTCGTGCCAGCCGACACGTCGCGACGCGTGACGGCCAGCGATGTCGTAGCCCCGTCGCGGATCATCATCACGTAACGCAGAGGAGTACACACGATGGCACGTACGTACATGGTTCAGGCGGACAATCAGACGGTTGTCGGATCCCCGATCCTGACGCAGATCAATCCGTCAGCGGGCGGCGCGGGCGTCCCGGGCTTCGAGGTCTTGCGCGCCTGGGCCAGCCAGCGCGCCAACGCGACGAGCGCCCAGCAGGGCGTCTCGCTCGGCACCAAAGCCTCGGTCTTCGCGACGGTCGTCAGCGCGACCCCGGCGAAGGTGTGGCTCGGCGATCCCACGGCGAACATCGCGGGCGGCACGGGCGCGGCCGGCACGGCCGGGATCAACGCGTCGGCCAACGGCGCCGGCACGCTGACCACGACATACGCCGACAATTTCAACGTCCTGAACGGCTGGCTGTGGGTGGCCACGCCGTCGGAGACGATGATGTTCATGCCGGGCGGCACGTCGGCGTTCGCGCACTCGTTCACCTCGACGCCGGGCACGCTGACCGGCTGGTCGTGGGGCGTCTGCTACCGCGAAGTTGGCTAAGACGCAGAGGGCGTCCGGCTCCGGTCGGACGCCCGGTTCCTTCACGGATTCACGATGGCCTTCGCCTTCAACAGAGCGATCACGATCGACCACACGAAGTGCGGTGGGAGTGACTCGTCGTCGTTCCCTGTGCTGGTCAACACCGCGCCGGCGTCGGCGGGCGTGCTGGGGTCGCTAAAGTCGGCGGCGAATGGCGGCCACGTGCAGTCGTCGTCCGGGTTTGACATTTACTTCTACAGCGACGCGGGGTTGACGACTCGGCTGCCGGCCGAGCGCGTCGGGTACGACCCGACGACGGGTATCGGCGAGTGGTGGGTCCAGGTCGCGACGTTGTCGCACTCGTCGGACACGGTGATCTACATCGCCTACGGCGACAGCGGCATCAGCACGGACCCAAACAGCGATGCGACCTACGGGAAGACGAAGGCTTGGGATGCTAGTTTCGCGGCCGTCTGGCACTTCAACGAGAACACTGGGACTGTTGCGCACGATTCGACTTCAAACGGCATCGACATGACGATGTCGCTGAACTTGTCGTTGAATACGCCGTGGTCGGGCGCTGGGCAGATCGGCCCTGTGACCGTGAACGGCTTCGGCAGCGGTGGCTCTGGCACTGGTGGCGGCGGCTCGGGTGATGCGAATGGTTTCAAGAATGCCACGACGACGCCCTTATGCGGATCCGGCACGGTGGACTTCACGATCGAGGGATGGATCAAGATTCCAACCGCGCATTACGCCGGAAGTGACTATTCGATCTTCAGTCAGTGGACCGCCAGCGGCGCGATGGTGTACGGCACAGGAAGCGGCGGTTACGACGTTTTCCGAGATGGAAGTAGCTTAGCCCTTTCGACGGCCATCTCAAACGACAACAGTTGGCATCATATCGTTGGGCAGAAGTCAGGCAGCACCGGCAACCTCTACGTCGATGGCGCGCTCGTCACGACAGGTTCGCTCGGGGGGGCAACCGTCACGAATCCTGCCATCTCTGCGGACATTGCCGGCTACAACGGCGAACAGCGCGGCCCGCTGCCCGGCTTCATGGACGAAACGCGTGTGTCCACGACTGCCCGCTCGGCTGATTGGATTCTCGCGGAATACAACAACCAATTCATCCCCGACAAGAATGCCAGCGCGAGCGGCTTCTATACCTTCGGCAGCGAGAGCGGCGGCGCGGTTTCGCAGGTGCCATACCAGAACTACTACCAGCCGATCGTGACGCAGTAGATGGGCCACTTCTACAATCCGCCGCCGCCGTCGCAAGGGTCGACGTCCGGCACGCCGCCGACGCCGCACGATCCGATCGGTAATCAGGGGACCTCCGTCCCGCCGCGCCGCGCGGCGTCGTTCGCAGTCGCCATGATGGTCATCCTGGCCTCGTGGCCGGCCGACCTCGAACCGCGCCTCCAGCGCCCGAACGATCAACAGCAGAAGATCGCCCCGCTCACCCTCAAGTACGGGTCACAGCCGACACCCAAGGCGCTCTATTCGACGCCGCAGTTCGGGCAGATTGTGGCGTCTTGGCCGCTGACGGACGTCGGGCCGTTGGCGCCGAAGCCGAACCTCGAGCAGCAGAAAATCGCGCCGCTCACGCTGAAGTACGGTAG